AACCCACCGCCTACAAAATCCCGCTTACAACTACAAAAATATTTTATCATAAGCGGGAGCGTGGCGCAATGACCAAAAAAGAATTATCGCAGCTGTATTGGCTCAACCGTGAAATCGAAAACGATAAGTTGAAACTTAAAGAACTTGAATCCGCCGCCTCCGGATGCACGCAAAAAATTACCGGGCTGCCTCACGTTTGCGGCGGGGACAAGGTGGGCGAACTCGCGGTGCTTATTGCGGAGCAGAAAGAACTCATTGACCTTAAGATTAAACAATCCGTAATTGAGTATGTTCGGCTTAACCGGTTCATTGACAGCGTTGACGACCCGCAAATGCGGCTTATTCTTTCGCTCAGGTATGTGAATGGACTTTCGTGGAGGGAAGTGGCGTTAAATATAGGCGAGAACGACGAACAATATCCGAGACGAAAACACAATAAATTTTTACGCGAAAGCAAATTTGACGAAAATGACGAAACGGATGTGCTATAATAATAGTGTGAGAATTTGAGCAACGTCCTCACTAAACATTGCTACGGCATTTTATCTCTCTCTTTTACCCGCTCTGCTGCCGTAGAGCGGGCTTTCTTAAATCCGCTTACATATAAGCAAAACGGCAAAGCCAGGGTTAGTCCCCGGCTTCGTCATTAGTGTAAAAGTCGTCAAGCTTACAGCCCAACGCATTGCAAATGGCTCGTGCGGTTGAGATTCGACAGTCGCCTCGCCGCTCTATATCTTCGAGAGTGCGGCGGGAAATGCCAGATTGACTTGCAAGCTTCAGTATGCTTATGCCACGTTCCTTACGCAATTCTTTGAGGTGGAGCATTTTATTTCCTCCTCAACAATTCAATCCGCAGCGCGATAGAAATAACAGATAATACTGCAATCGCGCTAAGCAGTATACATAACAGTGTTTGCATTGTCTTGACTTCCTTGAGTAATTGTGATACCCTTATGGGTGGGGGGATTGCTCCCCCCATACCACTAGAGACCGCGTGTCATCATAATAAGACTGATGATTACGGCAAGCAGTTGCAGAATCGCGATAATTAAATCGATGTACGTTGTCAGGCGTTCGATTTGCTTATCGCTTTTCTTTTTCCGCCTATGTTTACTCAAGGTTTTACCTCCTTTCTTTTAGGATGGTTACATTATACCACGCATATACGTGATTGTCAATACTATTTCAACAAAATCCCAAAATATTTTTAGCCGTCTTGCGGGTTTGCAAGGCGGTTTTTTGAATGGGGGAGAACGGCTTTTTTGCAATTCAACTCAAATAAACGGAGGGGAGGGAGATGCCAAGAGCACGGAGCCCGAACAGAGAAAAAGCGTTCCAAATGTGGTTAGAAAGCAATGGAGAGCGCGGATTAAAGGATATAGCGAACGCTCTAGGCGTATCGTCCGAACAGGTTCGTAAATGGAAGCATACAGATAATTGGGATGAACAGTTACCAAAAGAAATGGTAACGTTACCAAACGCGAAAAGTAACGTTACTAAACGCAGACGCGGCGCGCCGCTTAAAAATAAGAATGCGGTAGGGAACAACGGAGGCGCTCCCACAGGCAATAAAAATGGTTTCAAGCATGGCGCTTACGAGCGTGTTATGGCCGGTCTGCTGGAGCCTGACGAAACGGAGATATTTAATGACGAACGGGCTGGTGAAAATGTAGAGCTTGAATTACGTCGCACGCTGGCCGCGCTAAACGCAAGGGAAGTGCGTTTGACAAAGCGTATTACGCAAATAAAAGAATCGTCCAAAGATATGCAAGTGCTAGACAGCGTTATGGAAACCATCGAGGCCGGTTCTAAAGGACAGAAGCACAAACCGGCTGTCCAGACAACCCGGACGGTTTCAATTTTTGACGCGTTAGGAAAGCTTGAAACAGAGCTTGACCGTGTGCAAGGCAGAAAGATTAAAGTTTTATCCACGCTTGAAAATACCCGTGTTACACGCGAACGTTTGGAGCTTGAAAAGAAGCGTCTTGAGTTGTCCAAACCTCCGCAGGAGGATAGTGTTGAAGACGACGCTTTAAGCAAAAGCCTAAGAGAATTAGGTAAGGAGCTTGAGAACGATGAATAGAAAAATATTTTATGCCATTTGGATCTTGCTTTGGGGTTTATGGATTGGATGGGTGTTGTGGGGGCGGTACAAAAAATGATTAGCACCAAACAAAAGAAAATCCTTGCTTTTCCGTATTCAGACTATGACGCCTTGATATGCGACGGCGCAGTACGGAGCGGAAAAACTTCTATAATGATGTGGGCGTATGTACGTTGGGCGATGGAGAATTTCAGCGGCCAGCGTTTTGGCATATGCGGCGCGACAGTAGACAGCGCAACGAAAAACATAGTTATGCCTTTTATCTCGATGACGTTGGCGAAAGAACGTTACGCTTTGCGCTGGCGACGCGCGGATAAAACCCTTGAGGTAACGCGCGGTAACGCAAAAAATTGTTTTGAGGTGTTTGGCGGCAAGGACGAAGCGAGCTTCAGGCTAATACAGGGACGTACATTGGCTGGAGTGCTGCTTGATGAAGTCGTGCTGATGCCGCAGAGCTTCGTAAACCAGGCTTTAACCCGCTGTTCGGTGGACGGTTCAAAGCTCTGGTTTTCGTGCAACCCAGGAAGCCCTAACCATTGGTTTTATACTGACTGGATTAAAAGGCATAAAGAGCTTAACGCGTTGTATCTGCATTTTGTCATGAATGATAACCCTTCGCTCTCTGAAAAGATAAAAGCGCAGTATAACGCGAGATACACAGGCGTATTTTATGAACGGTACGTGCTGGGTAAATGGACGCTTGCCGAGGGGCTAGTTTATCCAATGTTTGATAATATAGCTCCGACAATAGAACGGCCATACGAAAAGTATGTGTTATCTATGGATTACGGAACGCAGAATCCCACCGCCATACTTTTATGGGGGTTATATAAAAACGTCTGGTACGTTATCCGGGAATATTACCACTCCGGACGTGAAACAAACCAACAGAAGACCACAAGCCAGTATCATAGCGAACTTGAAAAGCTTGTGGGCGGCCTTCCGGTTTACAAAGTAATAATAGACCCGTCCGCTACGCCTTTTATAGCGGAGCTTTATCAAAAGAAGCGTTTCAAGCCGTGGAAAGCAAATAATGACGTACTGGACGGAATACAGCATACCGCGCAGGTTCTTCAGGAAAAGAAGATAATGTTTAACGACTGCTGCAAACGCACGATTGCAGAATTTAGGCTTTACTGCTGGGACGAAAAAGCAAGCGAGAAAAGCGGAGAAGACAAAGTGGTTAAAGAAAACGACCACGCTATGGACGCTATACGCTATTTTGTGAATACCGCCGGAATCTGGCGTAAGAAACGCGAATATAAATCGATACTGTCGTAAGGAAGCGAGGCGAACCCCTGTGAAAACGTATCAAGACCTTATAGAAGTCGGTATGGATGAAACCGCGCGTATGGATTTTATCCGCGCAGCAATTCACGAACATCGCGGCTCAGACGCGTATAGAATTGCGTTTAACGCGGAGCTTTATTACAATGGTGAAAATCCAACCATAAACAATTATGAAAAAGTGCTGTATGATATGCAGGGGAAAGCACATCGCGATATGTGGACTGCAAACCACAAAATAGCAAGCAGCTTTTTCCGCATAGTTGTGGACCAGGAAGTGGGGTATTTGCTCGGGAACGGAGTAAGCTTTGCGGACGAAGCGACGAAGAAGAAGCTCGGCAGGGGCTTTGACCAGCGCGTAATGGACGCGGGGGAATATGCGCTTATTGCCGGAGTATCCTTTGGTTTTTGGAACCTTGACCATCTTGAGGTGTTCAAGCTGACTGAATTTATACCGTTGTATGACGAAGAAAGCGCGGCGTTGAAAGCGGGGATAAGGTTCTGGCAGGTGAGCGCGGATAAACCGCTCAGGGCAACGCTGTACGAGCTTGACGGCTACACGGAATACCTCCAGTCCAAAAATAAAAACATGGAGGTTATGCGGCCAAAAAGGACGTATAAGAGAGTTGTACGCGAAAGCAAGGTAGACGGGACAGAAATACTTGACGGCACAAATTATCCCGGGTTTCCAATAGTGCCGCTTAAGAATAATAAAAACTGCAAGTCAGAGCTTAACGGGAAGCGCAACACAATTGACGCGCTCGACTTAGCGTCCTCCAACATGGTGAACAATACAGATGAAGGAAATATTATTTACTGGGTTTTAAAGGGCGCGGGCGGCATGGACGATATAGACGACGCGGAATTTATAAACCGGCTAAAAACGCTTCACACAGTGCATATAGATGCGGGACTGGAAGCGGATCCGCATACGTTGGAAGCTCCATTCCAGGGCGCGGCGGCTACCATTGAAATGCTTGAAAAGAAGCTTGCGAAAGACTTCCAGTATTTTGACCCCAACATAGTAATAGCGGGGAATCAGGTAGCGACCGCAATCCGCGCGAGTTACGCGCCGCTTGACCAGAAAACAGATAAGTTTGAGCGGCAGGTAACGGATTTCATTACCGGCATATTAGAGCTTGCGGGTATTGATGACGCTCCGAGTTATACAAGGAACCAAATAATAAACAAAACAGAGGAAATACAGGCGGTTCTGCTTGGAGCAGAATACTTTGACGATGAATACATAACGAAAAAGCTCCTTACCATTTTGGGCGACGTTGACCAGTTCGAAGAAATGATGAACCGCAAAGACGCGGATGATTTGGAACGTCTAGGCGGCGGAGCGGAAAATGGAGAGCTGGAAAGCGGAGAAGAAATCGCTACCGCAACTGAAGCGGTGGACGCTGCGGAAGAAACAGTTGGGAAAACGCTGAACGGCTCGCAGACTTCAAGCCTTATCACTGTTATCAGACAGTTGCAAGGCGGAGGAATTACAGAAGGCCAAGCGGTGAACATAATTACAACCGCAATTGGGGTAACAAAAGAAGAAGCGCTCAGAATATTAAGGGGCGAATGATAAATGGGAAAGCCGGATGAAGGTCACAAGCTTACAGATAAAGAACTCGCAAAGCTGGAAAAGCGAATAGAAGCCGAATACAGAAAAGCTTACAAAGATTTGGACAAGACTGTTCATGAATACTTTGAATCTTTTAAAAAACGAGATGAAAAGCAAAAAGAGCGCCTTGCCGCTGGCGAAATTACAGAGGAATATTATAAGCAATGGCGTCTTAACCAGATAGGGCGCGGGAAACGGTTTGAACAGTTGCGTAACCGCATGGCGCAGCGTATGACCCAGGCCAATGAAGTCGCAATGTCATATGTGAACGACGCCACGCCGGGAATTTACAGCCTTAACCGTAATTATGCCGCATATACGGTAGAAGGTATGGCTGGCAACTTGAATTTTACACTTTGGGACGAACAAACCGTAAAACGTCTTATTGTGGAGGAACCGGATTTGACGCCGTACTATCCGGAGAAAAAAGCGGTCAAACGCGGTATTGATTTGGCGTATGGCAAAAAGCAGATAACCGCAAGCGTGACAAGCTCTATTTTGCAGGGTAAAAGCATTTCTCATATAGCCGACGACCTTCAAAGCCGTATAACCAATATGAGCCGCAACAGCGCGATAAGAGCCGCGCGAACCGCAATAACCAGCGCGCAGAACGGAGGCCGTCAGGCAGGATATGAAGCCGCTGCTAAAATGGGGATAAAACTGCGCAAACGCTGGATTGCAACTAAAGATGGCCGTACGCGGCATTTTCACGCGATGGCGGACGGCCAGACCGTGGAAATAGACCAGCCGTTTAGCGTTGGCGGCGAAGATTTGATGTATCCCGGCGA